GTGGAGGTGAGAAAGGATACGAGCAACACGAGTTGCTGCGTAGCCTGATCCAGAAACCGGAGGTCACTGGCCCTGTTCGTATGTTTGATTACGACAGGGTGGTGGAGGATTCGCGGGAGCGTTATCTCTCACTGCTTGATCGACTTGAGGAATCAATCGTGAAAACAGTGCGTGAGGTGTTTCGCCCCGCTCATCCTAGTGAGTACAATGATGATGATGTGATACCTAGTGTCTCGTCGTCGTTTGCGAATTCACGTGGCCTCGGTGGCGCGTGGAACGAGCTGTTAGCAGACTCTGGGGACGATGATCGCACCGTAAAAAGTGCGGATCTTCTCCAAATGTGCTACAGTCCGGTCCACGGCCTGGTGGAAGTGTACGGTTTCATTGTACACCTCTCTGGCGAGTTCACGTATGAACGACGCGTCTCGGCGCGTGTTGTACCAATCCTTGAGGCATGTAAGGTGAGGTGGGTTTCTATTGGTGAAGCGAAGGCTTACTTCCGAGCGAAAGCTTGGAATAGACTTGTTTACCAACAGTTACCTAACCACAAAACCTTTGCCCTGATTGGTCGGCCGTTGTGTGTTAACGACGTTAACGACATGGTTCATACGTACTTACTGAGTGGTGACTACAAAGGTGCTACCGATACGCTCGACCCATACTGGTCAGAGCTTGTGTTCGAGGAGATTACAAAGGTGATCTACGCGCGCGATCAAGGCTATGGTTGGGCGACTAGAGTGATTGGACTTCGTAGCATGCTTACAAAGCATACTATGTCGTACACCGATAGTCGTACCAAGACCGTACGCACGTTTGATCAGCACACTGGACAATTGATGGGAAGTTTCCTGTCGTTTCCAATTTTGTGTGTGCTCAACGCCGCTGTCAACCGTTTGTACCTCGACCCTACTCTCCAAACACCGATTGCGGAACTTCCGCTACTTGTGAACGGTGACGACGTAATGATGTCGTCTTCGGAACCTTTCGATGGGTGGGCAAACCACGTAGGCCTTGTTGGCCTCACTCCGTCGCTAGGGAAGAATTATGTCCACACACATGTTGTGTGCTTGAACTCAGAATTCTATCTCCGGGAGACACCCGACTCAACTTTTGAGCGGGTTCACCCTTGGAAGATCAATCTGATTTACGGACAAGATTCTGACGCTGATGGTGGCCTGTTTGGCCAACATGTTTCGCGTCCCGAACACCTGCAACTGTCAACGCTGGGAGCCATGGCTCGCACGATGGTTGCACACCAAACCGATGAAGACAAGGAGAAGTTA